TTGTACCAAGCGGAAACCTTCTCGGACAACTTTCCTCCATCGTCCGGGAATTGGTCCCCAGGAATAGATTTTATCGGTTTTCCTTCAAGTAATTCCCGATGGGAAGCCGCTTCCCAATCCCCGAACCACTTCTTGAACGATGGAGTGCGGACCTGCACCCATTGCCGCTCGGTGAGTTTTGTCGGTTCCCCGTTCGGAGCCGTCATCCACAGACCAGTGCCTTGGTACCTCTCGACGACTTGGTCATATTCGGAAGCGCTTTGGTAGAGCTTCGGCAATCCTGTTTCGGCGTAGGCGAGGTCAAGCTCCCGATCCTNNCAAACCCTTCCCATACAGATGCATCGGGAATCTGGCAAAACCATTGGCTTCCCTCAACTGGTTCCATTCGACAATGAAATCGACCCAAGCGTCCCTCATCTCATCGATATTGCGGTCGAGCACCGCAAATGATAGTCGCTTCGACAACTCCCCGAGAGTCCCCAGTTCGCCCGGATACGCATCGTATTGATCCTTGTATTGTTGGACGATCTGTCGCTCTTTCTCCCTCAATTCTTCGGTGGATGGAAGTTCCATGAAATCTTTGAGATAAAAATTGCTCCCGTCATCATCGATGACTCGTCCCAATTTGCGCATCTTCTCGCCGACATAGTAATGGTCCATCCACCCGGATCCACCATCCAGTTTCGACAGTTCCCTGCCGATGTCCCCTGCATTTTCGATGCGTTCCGCAAACTTAAGATTCATTCCCTCGATGCTGAAAAGCCTTTTATGCGTCCGTTCCATGTTGGCATCTTGATAAGCATAGAATTCCCTTTTCGGAGCCATCTGGAACAACACGTTCCCATTTGCATCGGCAGGGATCGGACCTGTGGTGGGCAATCCTTCTGCAGGCCCGTTGCCCAACAACTCGTCGAAAGCTTGCCTTACTTCTGGATCGAGCGAATGGCCGAATTCCATGACGAACCGCGCCAGGACGGCTTTCATGCGCGAGAACACGTTGCCCAGTTCCGCAGTCGGGGCCTCGCCTGTCCGCAGGTACGTGACGAAATCGTTGGCGAATGCCTCCTCGTTGGCCTCGACGATTTTCTGGGCTTCTTCGAACGATGAATACACGGTGTCGCCTACCGAATAGGTGCCGTCGCCCCGGTCGACCACGTCCTCGATCCAAGCTGCCTGCCCGCCTTTGCCGTAATGGGCGGTGAACGCCTGCAATTGGTCCTTGGTCGCGGTCCCCCGCAGGAAATGCCCCACCTCGTGGATGATGGTGGTGGCGTCCGCCTTGTCCCCGACGTGGATGACGTAGCGCTTGGTGCCGTCGGCATCGGTCGTGTTTTCGATGTACCCACGCGCGGATTTCGGGATTGCTTTCTCAAGCCTGAAGAACAGGCGGTCCGCGAGCATCTCGTCGGTATTCAGCCCCAAGGTGTCTGCGGCGAGCTTGACTGCGTCGACATTGGCCTCGAGGTCAGCACTGCGGATCCGCCCGCCCGTGTGCGAGACGACATCGCCGATCGCTTCCTTGATCTTGGACCGCTCGGTCCATTCCAACGCCCGTTCCGAGCTCATCCGTGCAAGCGCATGGGGAGCCTCGGGATCGTCCATGTATGCGATGTCGGGCTCTTCGGCCTTGGAGAATCCCTCGGAAACGGACAACCCGAAGGTGTGGAGCTTGCCGTCGTCGCCCCTGAGGACGATCGCCGCACCGTTACCCGACTGCTTCACGTCGGTCACGTTCGGACGCAACAGGTACAATGCCCTTGCAAGCGACTCCTCGTCCTGGTATACGATCGACGAACCGTCGATACGCCCTTCTGTCGCCAGCGCCATGCGGTTGAGTGTCTCGACGGAATCGGATGCGTCGAGGATCCCTTTCTCCTCGATGACGACCTCCAAGCCCTTCGCACCAGACGCCTTGGCCGCATTCGCTTTCTCAAGCTCCGCATCGTCGACCGGCACGAACCGCCCAGGCATCTCCACGACCCTGATCGGATCCATCTTCTCGACCGGTGCTTCCGGCTTCCCCTTGGCTTCTTCAGCTGGTTTGCTTTCCTCTTGCGCGGCAGGTTTCTTCGCTCCGGTGTCGACGAACCTGGGATCGACGCTGATGGATCCGTCTTTGATGTTGAACGCTTTCTTGGACTCGACCCTCATCCTGAGGCCGTACGCACCGCCTCCGAGGAATCCGGTGACGAGCGACGGCAGGATTATGCTTTTCGCACCCTGCACGTACGCAGAGAACCCCTCGTCGACCATCTCGCTCATGGTCTTGTATTCGAAATCGGCGCCCTTCTTGTTTGCGAAGTGCTTGAGGGTGTTCTCGATGAGGTTCGACGTCCATGCGCTCTCGAGTTCCTCGGTCGACTCGAACATCGTGGAGATTCCCGCCTTGATCAGGCCTTTGGTCAGCATGGAACCGAACGATTGGTAGGTGACAGCCGCCAAGATGTTCGGCGTCAGCGCCTTCTTCAGGAATTGCATGCCTGGCATCAACTCGGCACCGATTGTCTCGATGGTGCCTTGAAGGATCGCATCGGTCCAGAACAACAATTTTGCCTCGGGGCTTTCCATGTCCAACTGGATGCCGTTCTTGTCGGCAAGCTGGCTCATGCGGTAGAAGTCGTTCCCCGCCTGAGACAAGCCGGTCGCGGTGAAGTTTATGGCGTACGCAAGTCCCGCAGCGATGTTCATGATCGCCGTGACCGCACCCAAAGGCCCCCCGATGGCTCTCGCCACGAGCGCCCCGGCTCCCCTGATGGCCGCTGTCGTGCCCATGTACCTGAGCGAGGATCCCAACGGCTGGATGCTGTCCAGCACCGCGTCCCCCAACCACCCAAAGTCTTCCCACAGGTCGACCACCTTGTCGGCCCTCTCTACCGCCTTGGCTTGGTAGTGATCGTTCCCCGTGAGCATGTACACGCCGAAATTCAACCCCGAAAAAAATGAGTTGAAAGCATTCCCCGCAGTGGTGCCAACCGCCTGCAGGAAGTTTTTCTGCTCCCTTGCCTTGTCGGTGAATCCGCTCTGGACGCCGGATCCCGCCATTTTGAAGGCTTGCTCGAACGGGATGCCCATCACGTCTTGGATCACCAATGCGGAATCCAAGATGTTCGAATCAGCTTTCGTGTTCGGGCTTTCACCATAGACATCCGACAGCCTGGAGGACAGCTCCCCGAGGATCCTTGTGTCTTCTTGGAGCATGCGGTTCACCACCGCATCGTCCGATGGTTTGGAGAACAGGCTTGGGTTCCCAATGCTGAGGCGTTTGTAGATGTCGCTGCCGTACAAGCTAGTATTTGAGTTGTTCGATCCGAGCATGTGTCCCGCTCCCTATGCCTTCCCTGATGCCTTCCAGGAATTTGGTGATGACCGTCTGTTTGACCCGATACCCCGTGGTTTCCTTTTCAAGCCGTTCCTGCCGCAATGCATTCCACGTGAAGTGTTCCCAAGAGATCGACGAGGCGTTCGCCGGGTTGGCCAAGAGCTCGTCGTACGACTGGCTCATGGCGGTCGCTTTTTCGAGCTCCCTGGATGCCTTCTCTTGCTTCTCGACGAAGTCCTCGGTGGCGTATTCGGGGATGAACTGGATCGCGCTCGCGGTGGACGGGTCGTACACGCCGTCCCGTTTCTGCATCGTGAAGAATCCCCATTTCACGCCATCCGCCGACCCCTGTTGCCCAGGCACGTTGCCCATCTTGTAAAAGAGCCCCGGTACGACAGGATCCTCGAACACCCAGTCGTTCCCGAACCGCTCGACCGACTTGGGGGTGAACAGCAGCGAGCCCTTGAGGCTCTCCTCCTGCACCAGCCGGTCCCTGGCGAACAACGCGTTGGCGATGACCCGCGATTTCTGCTCGTGGTACGGCAGGTCGTCGAAGTCCGCCCCGAGGTACATCTCACCCGCGATGATGTCCAGCAACTCCCCCATCGAGGCTTGGGTCGCGTTGCGCACCATCGGGCGGTCCTGCAACTCGTAGCTGATCGCATAATCGTACTTGCCGTCCCTCACGTCCCGACGGAATTGCGATGCATCCTTGCTGGCCGTGAGCTTGGCCGGATCCTTCCCATAATCGTCCCCGAGCGCTTTGAGCTTGTTGAAGAACTTCTTGGCCACGTCGCCTGAGGCGATCTGGGTCATCTGGGAGAGCAACGACTCGAATCGGGCTTGGTCGCCGATCAACCCGGGATCCTCCTCGACGGCGTCCATCGCTGCGCTGACCAAGTGCGACTCGTACTGCGTCGGCGTCCACAAGCCGGTCGTGAAGGTCCCGGCGAGATCCTTCGCATGGGATTTGATCAAGGCGAACCTCGGATTGTCCGCGAACTGGTACTTGGTGGAGTTGGCGTTGGCGTCTTGGATCGACAGCCACCCCGCTTGGTACGCCACATGCACATAGGCCTGCAGCGTCTGCTCGCTGATGTTCGCATCCGCCCGCATGGCCCTCGCCTGCTCCAACACGGCCAAGTCGGACACGTCGCTACCTCCGGCCATCTTGGTCTCCACGGCCTTGACGACCAGCTCACGTGTCTGCGCATCAAGCAACCTCAAATCCTCCGGTAGCGGCAGGTACCCGTCCCGTGCGTTGTCCAGGATGGCGGCAGCCCTGTCCAGCGGCGCCATGAGCGCAAGGGAAGCGGTCGGGATCCGCTGGGGTTTGCCTGCATCCGGTTCGGAAGCGATGGTTCTCAACGCAGCTTGGAGCCCCGACTCGTACGCTATCTGCGCCAGGGCCACATCCTGCTTGAAGGCTGCTTCGGCGCTGGCGGTCCGGCCTGCTTGCTTCGGGTACGCTTCAGCGGCCCGTTTCTGCTTGGCCGCTTGGTATCGGTTCACGAGCTCCGCATCGGATCCCCACAGCGACCGGGCGGCTTCGGCGACCTTGTCTTTGTCGGGTGCCGCTCCGGAGACATCGTCCACCACAGGCTTGGATTGTGGTTGAATCGGTTCGACATCAGCTTCAGGCTGGATCGACCCGGCAGTCGCCGGTTGTGTGCTTGCTGCAGGAGCTTCGGCTGCAACCGGGTCGACGGCCTTCTCGACCTCGGCTTGCACATACTGCGCATAGGCTTGGAGCGTATCGGATTCGGCCTCGGTGACCTGTTCGGGTTCCTCGGCGGCCTTTGCGACCAACGCCTCGTACACCTGCGGTTCGGGGACCTCGACCGTGATTGTCTGCCCGGGGCTTTCTGAACTAGATTCGGTCGGGACCGAGATGGCCAACGAGCCGTCGACTGCAGGCGGGAGCTTCCACATGAAGTCCAGCGGAGGCAACGAAAGCGTTTGCCGGTCCATTCGAACCGGTTCGGCACTGGTACCCGGAGCCGTTGGAGGTTCGGTTGACGGTTGCCCGCCTTCGCTGCGTTGCCTGCCGAGCTCGATGCCTTGGGCGAATGCGTTGATCATGTCGGCGACGACTTCCGAATCGTTCTTCTGCTCCCTGGCTACCATCGCCAAGTACTGGACCTTCGCTTTTGCGCGTTCCTCGGGCGTCACCGGGGCGTCCATCGTGTCGATCATCTGGAGGGCGGCGGAATATCCGGTGCCGGTGGAGACCGGGACAGCCTTGGCCGCACCGGCCACCAATGCGTCGATGCGCAACGCCGACGAGGTGGTCCGGTTCGACAGCCGCTCGGACATGGCCCATGCGGTGGCGTCGAACCCGGAGCCCTTCGCCAAGGTGTCCCTCAGGGAGCCCTCGATGATGCGGTCGTTGTTCGCCCGAGCATACTCTGCAAGCTGCCAGAACCCGTACTGCGTCCGCAGGGGAGCGCCCTTGGCTGCTTCCATGATGGACGCGACATCGAACAGTTGCCCTTGGTTCGAACTTTGGTAGATGCTGTTCTTCGATTCCTCGAAATACCCCGAGTAATAGTCGTCCTCTTCCTGTTTTTTCACCTTGGCGTAGGCGACCGCCTGCTCCAGGAGCTTCCCTTTTTGGTCGGAAGCGAGCTGCAGCTCACCCGAGACACGCTCGACATCGGCAGACAGGTCGTACCCGGCCTTCCCATACTGCTCGTCGATCGACTGCTGCACGGTCTGGTACGCCTTGACCGGGACGACCTCCGTGCGGTAGCGGCCGGCCCTGAACGCGACCTCGTCCTCGCTGAAGTACCCGGTCGACGTCAGGTAATCGGCGTACCGGGCGGTGGAAGCCTCCACATCCAGCGATGGATCGGCGGCGATCGCCGTGCCCTTGGCCTTCAGGTTCGTCTCGAGCATGGCCATTCGCCCTTTCCGCTCAAGGGCGGCCACGTTGTGCTCGACCGTCTCTTTGAACTTGGGCAGCACCGAAGAGGACAACTTCTCCTTCGCCATCGCGCTGAGGGTGGGGTCCTCGAGGATCCCCGACCGGACCTGTTCGACGAAATCCCTCGCATCGGCTTGGTACTCGTCGAAATTCGCTTTGTACCGCTGCTTGTCGAGGAAATCGGACATCTGCAGGTTCATCGACTCGGCCCTCCGGTCGATCTCCGTCGCGTCGAGCGCTGCTTTGAGCTTCAACGCATCCCAGGCGACACCGAGCGCCCCTTGGGCCGCATCCTGTTTCAGGCTGGCGACATATGATTTCACACCCATGTGGACCCCTTATCCGAAGAGCTTGTACGCATCGACACCGCCGGAGAACATGCCCCCGAGGATGTCCCACGCCATCGCACCGTTCAACGCTTGCTTGCCTTCCCCGTTCATGTAATCGATGTCCGAAGCCAAGAATCCCCCCTGCAGGTCGTACGTCTGTTGCGCCTGTTGCAGCCCGAGGTCCAGCCTCTGGATGCCTTGGCTGTAATCGGCCTCGTTTTGCTCCATCTGGCGTTTGTAGGCGTCCGCCTGCTGGTTGGCGCTCACATAGGCGTTCAGGGCTGTCGCATGCGTCTGGTACAGCGACACAGCCGCTTGGAGCCGACCTTGGTCGAGCGCTGCGGAGCCAGCCCGTTGGGCGTTCTCCACCGCATTCTTCGCCGTGCCGGTCCCCCGGAACCCGCTGCCCGCGGCCCGTTGGTTCGCTTCGGATTCGGCCTGCTTGGACTGCTGTGCGAGCGTGGCGATGCCCGCCGCATCCACATGGCTCTGCATTGCGCCGGTCTTCGCCCTCTGGGTGATCGCCATGTCACGGTTGGCGATCGTCTGGTCGGCGAGCAAGTCGAGTTCCTTGTTCTGCGACAACAAGTCCGCCTCGAGAATGTCCCTCGACAGTGCGTCGTTCGCCTGAAACTGCGTGAACTGCAGGTCCAGCACCGATTTCTGCCGGTTCAGGTCCTCGAGCTTGTCTTCGAATTGGGCCCTGCGCTCGTCGGCTTTCGCTTTGCCGCCGATCATGCCGAGCAAGCCGCCGCCAAGGACGGCCAATGCAATCAGGCTCATACCACCTCCGTCTGGAACACCATGGCCAGCACCGTCAACGGATCGGACCCCGACGATTTCACCTGCATCCGCAGCTCGGGATCGAACCCGCCGCCGATCGACACGGACACGTCGCCCTCGGCGATCGTCCCGCTGTGATTCTCCAAACCGCGGTATCCCGCGCTGAAGCTCCCGCTGGCCAAGAGCCTCAGGGTCACCCTCGTCACCCGCTTGCGCTTGCCGATCGTGGTCCCCCCGGTGAACTGGAAGTCCATCCGGTTGCCGACCATCTCTGAATCGAACGGGATCTCCTCGGCCTCCCCCAGATGGTCGGCGTGGACGACCGCGGACTCGTCGAACTTCTCGAGGCACGTGCCAGTGCCGCGGACGATGACCGCGTACACGTCCTGCCCACTCGGGCAGTCCAAGACGCACAGCGACTTTACCGGCCCGGAGAAGGTGGATTTCGCCCATGCCTGGAGGCCGTACAGCTTGTTGTAGGAAAGGACTGCGACCGTCCCGTCCTCCAACACGCAATACACCCTCGGTTCAGGGACGCGCTGGAACGCCCATTCGCGCACCCCGGCTTCCAAGATGTGGTCGGCGGCATAGGTGAGGTCCGGCGAGGAGTACCCGTCGGCCGAGGACACGTAGCCCCGGCACCGCCTCTTGCCCGACTGCACGAACAGGATGTCCTCGTTGACCGTCATCGCCTGCAAAGGGGCGCTGCCGTACGCCGAGGCTTGGACGATCTGCGGGTTGAGCGCGTCGATGTTGCCTGGCATGAGCCATTCGCCCGAAGCGGTACCCACCACCAGGTTCCTCCCCACGGCGATCCATTCGATGCGGTCGTTGCGGTTCGAGCCGACTTCCAACACCATGGCGTTGTCCGCCCCCACCACGTCCCGTGCGGTCGTCTTTTCCTCGTAGATCAGGCTCGGGTCGTCGTCCCAGCCCTCGGGCCACGGGGGATCCTTGACGACCTTGTCCACCGTCACCACGGTATCGTAGGTGGTGAAATCATCCTGCTCGAACGGACGCGACGCCCACAACCGGTACGGGTTGTTGGTGCTGGACGCGAACCAGATGCGGTTGGCGCAGTATGCGACGCACCCTGGATAATCCCCGGCGCCTTGGAACATCCCCGAGTACCTCGGGTCGGTCGCGGGGACCAAGGTCCCGAACGTGAAGCTCCCCCCGGTGTAGGTGAGCATCTTCGGGGGGTGGTTGCGGTGTGCCAGGAACAACGTCCGGTAATCCTGGGTGTATTGGATCTCCCACAGCTCGGACTGTTTGTACGGCACCGCGAAATGGTCGGTCGACACCCCCTCGACCAGCAGGGCCTTGACGGTCCCCTTGTCGTCCCTGATGCGCAACCTCCCTGAGCTGAGTTCGATGATGAAGGCGAGGTCGACGGAGATCACGAACGGCAGGATCCTGCACACGCCGTCCAGCGTCGCGAGCAGCCTGGTGCCCGGACGGCGGGTGATCCCGCCTTGGAGCATCGGGATGAAGTTCTCCAAGCGCGACACGCCGTTCTGGTACAATCCGAGATCGATCCGGCCCCCGAGTTTCGCCGAGACCTCCCCGGAGGTGAAGTTGTTGGCCATCACCTCCATAGCGGTCTCCCGGGAGCTGCCTTGCGGTTGTTGCGGGCCTCGGCAGATGTCAGCCCGCCCAAGCACCACGTGTACCGCTGTAACAGCAATTGCTCAAGCTTCGCTTCCGGTGCGAGGATCGGCACCACGAGGTAGCCCAGAGCATAGGCTGCCAGCTCGTGCAGGTCTTCCGGAACTCCACTTGCGGGCCATTCGGTCATGACGCCGTGCACTTCGGGTGCGTCCTCGTCCGTGTAGAGCCTTTCTCCGACAACACGGTACGGGCCGTCACCGGCCAAGCCGATGATCTTGAACACCCCGTACGGGAGCAGGTAGCCGTGGGCGAACCCGAACCCTGGCTCGTCGTCGTCGAAGTCCATGTCCAGCTTCACCGTCAGGCACGACCAGTCGAACTCGCGCATGACGCGGATCCGGGCAAGGGCCAGATGCTGCCTGCACAGGCGCAATTCCCTCGAGGGGTCCTCGCCTTCGTATTCCGTTTCGGAGATCTCGCGCCCCAACGGAGCGAGGGCGAGGTTGAACAGATCCAGCTCGGTCATGGCGCTTCCCATAAAGAGCGGGGGCCGAAGCCCCCGTCAGTCACTTTCCAGAGGCTTTCTTCTCGGCGGCCTCGTCCTCGACAAGCTTCAGCAGCTTGAATTCCACCTTGGTGCCTTTGGGCACCTTCACGGTCTGTCCCCGCTTGAGGTAGAAACCGTTGTGGTAGCAATCCCTGAGCGCGATGTAGGTGTCCATCTCACAAGGGCCTCACCACCCCGACCACGGATCCCCCGGTGAAGTCGTCTGCGCTGTCGTTCGCGAGATCGACACGGACGATCTTCTTGCAGTTGTCCGGCAGGGCGGCCTTGTGGACGGTAGCCCCTTCGGCAAGGTCCGCGAGTGCGAGGACCACGCCCGACTGCACCACGGTGAAATTCTCGCCGTCGTCACTGGTCGACACCTTGATTTGGAGGGTCGGCGCATGGGGGACGGAGATCTCGGGTGTGCCCGCGATCAAGTCAGCACCTTCTCGCGTGGTGGTCGCGGTCGCCGCGGCACTGGTGGTGCCGGTGTCGGCGAACACGAGGTCTTCCTTCACGCCAGCCGCTGCGGCGGTGAAGAACACTTTCGCGGCATCGGCGTTTTCTCCCTGGACAGCCGTCCATCCTACGGAAGCGTAATTGCCAGCGGCGATCGCAGCGGCGGTCAGGGCGGCGGTCGTGTGGGCGGTGTGGTCGAGCGCTATCGCAACACCCGCGACCGCTACGTTCCCGGATGAGCTTGGCGCGGCGGTAACCGCCAACGTGACCAGCTTGGCCACCGCAGGGACGGGCGGGACCGCCGGGGTGACGGTCTGCCCTGCGGTCGCGCCCTTGGCCACGAACACCTCGAGCACTTGGTTCGACTCGACCATCTGGTTGGCGAATTGGAAATCGATCGGGGCCCCCTCCACGGTCTGCCCGGCTTCAACGGAAGCCAAGGGGAGCTCCAGCGGGTTGAATACCGCACAGTTTTTCTCGAATATCATCGGTTGCCTCCTTACAGCACCTTTGCTTCGGTGTTCAGCATCGAGTCGCACCTTCTGATCACGAAGGAGTCGAACATCACGTCCCCGGTCGCGTTCTTCGGAACGCTGTCGCCATAGGTGGCGGGCACCACGCGCTTGGCCATCGCCTTGCGCAAGTTGGTGATCGTCTTGGCGTTCGCATACAGCCTCACCGAGTTTTGGAAATCGACCGGGAGCGCTGCGAACGCGTCGTACAGGGCCACCTCGAGCTTGGCCATGTTCTCGGCGTAATGTGCGGGGTCGTTGTCGATGTTCGCGACGCGGATCACGCTCTTGCGGTTGGCGATCCCAAGGCCGGCGATGCAGGAGAACTTGCTGTTGGCCACCTCGATGATGGTCCCGTCCGGCTGCTTGACCGGTGCGTACGGGTATGGGGTGAACTCGAGCCCGTTGTTCGGCTTGTACGACGGGTAGAGCAAGTGGGCGCCCTCGTCCACGTCCCAGTGCACGATCAGGATCGAACTCATCCCGTTCGCGTTGTTGCCGCCAGCATCGATGGTGATGAAGGGCAACTCGGCGTCGCGGGTCTTGGACACGCCGTCGATGTCGGTCAGCTCGCTGAAACGCGGCATGAACCCGAGGAACTTGCGCGGATCCTGCACCCTGTTCCCGTACAGGAGGCAGTTCTCGAGATCGAGGCCCATGCCCTTGAGGTGCCGCTTGTCCTCGCGCCAGCGCAACTCGTTGGCATGCGGGGAGATGTCCATGATCTTCTTGAGCGTTTCGGACCACGCCTCGATCATGCCCAGCTCCTCGGTGTATTTCTCCATGCTGCCCTTGTTCGGTGCGGCGCCTTCGTCGATCGCCACCCATGTGGCCCTCGGGGGTTGCCCCTCGCGGCCGCCGATGTCGCGCAGCATGTCGCTCGACGCTTTCCAGGGTGCATCGTCCCACATGGTCACCCTGGTGGTGATCTCGTTCACCACCGGCACCAGATCCTCGTTGTGTGTCGCGGCAGCTACGTCCGCGAACGTCAAATAATTCGGCATGTTGAACTCCTATCAGTCCGGATACTTGACCGGAACCCTCGGGTCCCGTCCCTTGCCCCCGCTCGCATTGGACGGGACCTTCCCGTCCTCCTTGATCGAAGAGCCGATGCGGGCGAGCAACTCGGCCACCGCCGGGTTGATGCTCGCCCCGGTGCGGTCGAGCGCCTTGGCGAGATCACTGCCCGGCTGGACCATCGCGATGTATGCGCGGGTCATCGCCGCGCGTTTCTCGTCATACTTCTGCCCCCAGCTCTTTTTCAGCTGGGCCTCGCACCAGTCCTTGCCCTTCTCCACGAGCTTCTGCGCGGCGGTTTTCTGGGCGTCGGTCAACGTCTCGAAGACTTTCACCGCCACCGCCTCAGGGATCCCCGACGCCTCCAGGGTGGCTTTCAGCGATTCGCCGACCATCCCAAGCGGGTCCGAGTCCTCGTCCAGGCTCTTGTTGAAATCCTTGTACTTGACCGGCTCTGTTCCCTTCGCTTGGGTGCCGTCAGGCTGCTTGCTCCCATCCGCGGGTCCTTTTCTCGTCGCTTTGACGAAATCCCCCAAAGTCGCGTACTTCGCGAGCTCGGGATCCGCTTTCAGGTCCACAGGCAACTGCGCCATCCATGCCGGACTGGTCGCGCCGCTCCCCCCTACGGAGGGTTTCACACCAGTGCTTTGGCCTTCTTCAGGTAACGCGGGCTTCAGATCCGTCCCATCGCCGGCGACCGCCGCCACCTGCTCAGGTGCCTTCGCCGACCCGTTCCCATCGGGTGCTACCATTGCTGTTCTCCTTTCCGGTCGTCGTCGACCGGTTGTTTCCAATCGTTGTCGAGCATCCACTTCAACAGGGGGACCAAGGATTCCTCGTCGAGCATCCCGAGGTCCTCCATCTTGCGGATGGCGAAATTGCGCAGGGCGACCGCCTCGGCCGTGCACGGGATCTCGTCGAAGACCCTGCACTCCCTGAGGGTGCGGGCAAGCTCGTACAAGCCTTCCTCGGTGCGGTAGACGTTGCGCAGGTGGTTGCGGAGCGAGAGGACTTCTTTCGTGACCTGTTGCCTCGTGCTGATCATCTCCCCACCATCCCTTGCATCATCTGCTGCGCCCCGGTGCCCTCGGCCTTCGACAATTTGCCGATCGCGTCGGCTTTCATCTGCATCTGTTGGGCTTGGGCTTGTTGCTGCAGCATCTCTTGCTGTTGTTTCTTGATTTTCTTGACCTCGGCGAACTCGCGGATGATCGTCTGGGGCATGCCGTTCGCGCTCATCGCCTGGCGGATCAACTCGTCGAAGTCGACGTTCACCTGCGAGTCGGGATTCAGTTGCATCACCGCCGCCAGCGCCTGCATGCCCTGCGTGATGCCGGTCGTCTGGTGATATGCCTTCATGTTCTGGGCGAGCGGCCCGTCGAGCTCGACGCGCACAGGCCCGTCCGAGGCTTTCACCAATTCCATCGGTGGCAACGGGATCACGCCTGCGGCGGTGAGCAGGTTGTACGTCCTGATCACCAGCGGCGTGATCTTCTCCTGCTGCATGTTGCCGATGATCGCTGACAGCAGCACGAGCCCCTCGCCCTTGATCTCGCTGACCTCGTATGCGGTCCGCTCCCGCTCCTGCCTCATGAGGATCGTGAACAGGTCGGCGTACAGGCACCTCTGGATCATGTTCGAGAGGGACTGGATCTCCAACGTCAGGTGGTTGATGTCGATCGAGGTGGAGAACAGCTTCGGCTCCCCGACTTGCGCGATGTTGTAATAGTTGCGGCCGCCGGGATTGAGGTCCAAGCGGTTCATCATGACCTCCGGTGCGAAGGCCGGCGGGTCCACGTACGAATGGATGGCGGTTATCTTCAAATACTCGAGCCTGTCGAGCTTCTTGAGCTCCTCGATCAACTCGATGACCGGGCTGCTGCCGTAGGGGCTCGTGCCCTTGAGGAACCACCGGTGCACCGCAACCGGGAACTCGTCGAAGCCCGACTCCAAGAACACCTGGTCGCCGGTGTAGCTGTAGTGGACCGATGCGTATGCCTTGCTGGTGGAGATGATCGCCTTCCCGTGCTTCGAGAGCGCATCCTCGCGAGGATAGATCGCATGGATGAACTTGCACATCTGGTGGCCGCCCCCGTTGTCGATCAACCGTTTGATCTCCTTGGGCAGCGCGTCACCCCAGCGTTTCTTGGCGATCCTGGCCGGGATCTCGTAGACGCGGTAGAACGTGTCGACCCACCGGCTGTCGTTCTCCGAGATGTAGAACTCCTGGGGGTCGATCGTGTCGAACACGAGCTTGCCGTCCTCCTCGGTCACCATCTCAGCGCTCGTGCCTTGGACGAATGCGTCGGCGGTCGCCAAGTTCGTGGCCGAATAGAAGTTGCTCTGGGAGAAAGCGTTCAGGATCAAGGAGACGATCTGCTCCAGATAATCGTTCGCGCCGGAGATCTTGTCGCTCGGGGTGAAGTCCGCGCCTTGCGTGGTGCAGTTGAACCATCTGATGTTCGGGGATATAAGATAACCCATGATCCCGTTGATGGCCGTGTTGACCGCATCGGACCCGACGTTGCTGTAGAGCTTTTTCGGCTTGATCCTGCTGGTGCCGAGGTTGAAGTCGTTCGTCCGGTGCTTCACCAGGGCGCACGCCTCCCACCTGACCGATTCCGACTTCTGCCGGACTGTCTCCATCTGGGAAAGGGTGTCCAAGATCGATTTCTTGAGCTCGTCTAGCCGTTTGGTGTCCACGGCCATCAGTGAATCAGTTTTTGAAATGAAATTGTTGAAATCAAAAACAGATAGATTCGTTGCCTTTAAAGCGAATCGAATCTGTCTGTGGTCGGTTATCCAGGAGGATGCCCGTGGATGCAGGATTGTTGAGGTTGCTCGAGGATGAGGGAGTTTCGTTCAAAGCCGTCAGGTTGCTCGAGACCACGCACTCGGAGCGTTTTGGGAGCGAGTTCAAGCTGCTGGTGGAAGCTGCCGGTAAGTTCCGCGTCCTCGTGCTGGGGATCGGCAAGTTCGGGATGACGCTCAGGATGGTGAAGGACGGGTGCCCGACCATGCACACAGCGTGTCACTCGACGGATGCACGATGCTAAAATGATGCAAAATGAGACAAGCCGCCGTACATCAGAACGGCTGGTAGCCTGAAGATATCGGAGTCCCCAGAGCTCCCTTCCCCGCTAGCCTGATCCTGAGCAGTTCCTCAGCCGACAGCAGGTCCGGGAACGACAGGAACGGTGCGACTTGGTCGTCGCACAGCTTGCTGAGCGCATCGAGCGCATCGTCGTGGGCGCAATACGGATACGCAAGGTATTCCTCGAGGATGAACTGGCCGACCACATCGACCGTGTTGCCTTCCCAGTCCTTGCGCCAGATGCCCTCGGGGAACCAGATCCTGTGGTTGCGGAACAGCGGTTCGAGCGCCTCGATCCTCAGGCCCTTCGCACTGGTCGCCTTGACCGGCGTGATGGGGAACCGGTAGTTGCGCAGCCTCTGTTGCTCCTCGATGTGCTGGATGTCGGCCTGCATGCCGACCTCCTCGTAATAGGTCCCGAGGTTCGGCGCATATTTCTGGTGCAACGAGAACAGGGCATTCGTCCGTCCCGTGAGGGACAACTTGTCCCGGATAAGGTCGATCACGTAATAGTTGCGGTCCGCACCGAGCCCCACCACCCACATCGTCGTGTAGTCGGTCTTCTTCTTCACCTTGTCGGCGGGATCGATCAGGATCAGGCGGTTCATGTTTTCCCAGATCGCGGGTTCCCACCGCATGATCCACTCCCGCAGGAAGCCCATGTTGCTGGACTGCCGCGGGTCGCACATCATCTGCGACGCATACACCCACGAGCCGAGGTCCGCCTTCTTCTTTGCGAGCATCTCTTTCGAGAGCAAGACCGGTTCGCCCTTGGCATCCACGCAGGGGTGCACCCTCGGGACCGCCGTGCCGTTCTTGATGATCTCGGAGTAGGTGTCGGCGTAATGGTATCTGGTTCCGATAATGCGCACCCGCACTGGCTTGTCCGGTGCATTGGCCCCGGTGTTGAGCGACATCTGGAAGGCTTTTGTGGTCCGGTCGATCATCTCCGGCGACGTGACGCTGTCGAGCGTCACCACGTCGTCGTAGATCAGGATCGTGTAGTGGCCGCCCGTCTTTTGGCCGGTGACGAGCCCTGATGCGGTGAGCGTGTCTTCCTTCGCCCGGCCTGTGCGCTTCACCCTGATCGACTCGGTCGTCCACGGTATCCGCTGTCTTTTCCCGTTCTCGTCGACATACGTGCCTTTGAGCGGATCATCCCACAGGATCTCGGGGAACAGCCACTTCAGGCGCCAGTTGGTCTCAAGCTCGGTCTTGATCTGCGACACGAACGACTTGGCGAGCGTCTGGTTGAAGCTGTTGATGCAGATGCGCTCCTCGGGATCGATCAGTATGTCCTGTATGGTCTTCAGCCACGTGATGATCGTGGATTTGTAATGCTCGCGGGCCCAGATGTCGAGGTACCCGTCGGGATTCTGCTGGACCTCGACGCACCGGTCGAAGAGCCAGTCGCGGTCGAGGTCCTTGCGTTCGCACACGAAATAGCCCAAGAAAAAGATGTCGCTGCGGACCATGTGGCGCATCCACTTGCGCAGCTCCTTATCCGCCCCCTTGGAATCGTACTCGTCGATGATGCGCTTGCACTCGAGGACGAAACGCTCACGCGGGGTCATCCGGCATCCCCCTGGTCGCGAGCAGCCGCTCGGTGCGCTCGAGGATCTCGTCGCAGATCCTGACGGCGTTCTCGTCGCGAACGTTGATCTGCCCGGTCATCTCGACCTTGTCCGCCAAGCCCAATGCGTCGCGCTTGGTCTTCACGGCGAACTCAGCAAGGCCTTTCCACTGCAACGGCGTGATCTTCATGCTGTCGACGAGCACGAGGTGTTTCAGCAGCATTTCCATGACTTTGTTGGAGAGCTGGACCTGCTCGCGGATGGCCTTCATCTGCTCATCCTCGAGGTTCAATCGCTTCTGGCCTTCAAGGTACTGGTCGTACGCCTCTGCCCTTGCGATCCATTCGAACCGTTTCGACCACACTTGGATCTGCGCTTTATAGGAAAGCTTCTTGCCATAGGCATGCACTAGCTTCGCATGGGAACGGTCCGGACCCATGTCGCGGTACCTGCAGAACCACTCGTACGCCAAAGAGGTCTCGCCTTCCAGTCTGTCCCATGTGTTCATGCCAGCATCATCCCACACATCGCAAGGAAATTGTTTGGATTTGAAACAGTTATTCGATCGGCACGTCGAACGTCGTGATCCCGTCAGAATGCGTGGCCCCTGAGTTGATGAGGTCCCGGAGTTTCGTCCTCGAGATCCCGTACACCTTGGCGCACTCGCTGGAGGACCTGAACCTCGTGACGGTCGTCGGCGTGTAGGAGCAGACGGGGCTTCCGGAGCGCTCGATCACCACGTCCACGGTGATCCCGTCAGGGGTGGCCTCTCCTGATTCGATGGCCTTCGAGACCTGCCCCTTCGTCCATCCGAGGAGTTGGGCCACAGCCTCCCGACCGCTCAGCGTCGCGATCATCTTCCCATGTTTTTGAACCAATATCCGCATCGGAACCCCTCCCCTGCCTCAGCCTTTGCTCGCTGCGGCGAGGCCCGCGATCATCTTTGCCGCATCCAGTCGCACATCAGGCATGAATTCCTCGAACTCCCACCGGCCGTTCTCGTAGAACAACAAGGACCGGCAGTCCTCGCACCGGCGGGTATCGGAGAGCAGCTCCCCTCCGCAACGGCACTTCTGTGGCCGCTTGGGATCCAAGTACCAATCCCCTGGTATCGTCTGAGGTTTGTTCGCCATGGCTTGCGCCTGCGGCGTCCGGTCGGACTTCTCGAGCAGTTTCAGCAGGTTGTCGCCGCGAGCGAGGTATTCCAAGTCGGCCCTCCAGTTCTCGTGGCCCTTGCCCGGGCTCTTCCCGTTCATCCATCCGGTCGCGTTGGCGATCCTGAAGCCGCGCTGGATCTCGTCGTCGCTGTACGACTGGCGGAACCGGGTCAGGAGGCGGATCCGGGCTTGGGTGAGGGCCTTGCATTTCGGCAAGTTGGTGCAAAGGGAGTTGTACAGGTCTGCTACGGCTTGGTTGCCGAGGGTGGACTTGTACGCGAACCGCTTGACGGCGTCCTCGCCGATATCGGGATCGGGTTGTCTTGGAGGTCCTGGGGAAGGATCTTGGGAACATGGGGGTTGGGCATCTTCGCCAGAAGTGCCGAAATCCTCTCCTCCTCTCACACTCTCCTTCTCTTGCTCTATCTCTTGTTCTTGCTCTTGCTCTTGTTCAGGAGCTCGACCATAAGCCAAGCTTGGGTCGACCTCGGCTTGACCATTGCTCGACCTTAGCTCGACCTTAGCTTGACCATAGCCCAACCTATGCTCTGGCTGTGCAATCTGCCGTGCCGTGAGGCCTGAAAGCTCCGGATAGTACTCCGAGGCCGTCGCCAGGAACTCGGAATCGAAGGGGTTGGCGGGTAAATCGTCGAACCGCTTGGCGGCCCCCTTCACGTTGTCGCCCGCCCTGAGCTTGTTGTGCTTGAGGAACGTGGGTATGAACATGACCCTCGTGGCCTCGTCGTACTTGATCAAGCCCGATGCGCACAACTGGGCGACAAGCTTCCTGATCAGGCCCGACGTGAACCCGAGGGGCTCGAGGTCGTCCAAGATCGCGCCGTATCCGATGCGGAACAGGCCGATCTCGTTGCCGTGTTCCGTCGACAGCAGGTAGATGTACAACACTTGAGCATCGCGTGACAATGCCACCACGGCATGATCCTCGAACAACCCTGAATATATCTTAGCGTACCTCATAACTCACACCTGCCCCCCCGCGACCGTTTTCTTGCGGAACCTGCCCTTGCTCGGGAGGCTCTCCATGCCGCACAGCTCGTCGACGTCGCGGTACCTGCGGGCGACCGTCTCCTGCAACGGTTCGCCTGGATACCCGTTGCGCCATAGCTCGTCCAGTGTGTCCCGGTAGATTTGCCGGGCTATGACCACCTGACCGGGCGCATAGCGCCTGCATACGTTGACGACGGCTTGTTGGATCGTGATCATCGTTGCTCCTCCTTTCCTTGGTGCACGTCGGAAGATTCCTCGACTTCGTCTTTTGCAACGTTCTCTGCAGCAGCGAATACCCGCCCGGCCATGACGGCATTTGCAAGCGTCCTGTACTGCATACACTGTGCCCACGCCCAGTGCGTGAGATGGTTGTTGATGAAGAGGTATTTGCCGAAATAAAGCGCCGAGGCCAGACCTGCCATGGATGTGATCTTCCTCCCTTTACGAAATTTCCTCATCCCTGGACCTCATTCCCGTGGTGCATGTTGCCCGAGAACCCGGACAACGGATCGGTGAATTGGACCGAGCCGACCGGCACGGTCTGGTCCTTCTTGTCCTTCGCCCGTATCGTCAGCAGAATGCCGCTGAACGTGTCGCGGACGGCTTGGATCCTGTACCGGTCGCCTAGGTACCAACACGGCCTCCCCAGCAACCGCTTGATGCTCTCCTGCATCTCGCATCCTCCTCAGAACGGAATGTCGTCGTCGAAGCTCTCGGGGCCTTGGGACCCGTCGTGCCATCCGTTGTTTTGGTTCGCGAACCCACCCAGGCTTTGCTGGACGGGCTCCCTTAAAACCGGTTCTTGCCTTGCCGGGGCACTCTGGTGCTGGCTGGGCTGCGTATATGCAGGTCCGTCGTTCGCTTGGTGGTCGCCCTTGTTGCCCAGCAGTTGGACGGTGTTTGCCACGACCTCGACCTTGCTCCGGTTCTGTCCGTCCTGCTCCCACCTGCTTTGGCGCAACTGGCCGCTGACACACACCTGGCGGCCCTTGAGCAGGTAGCCGTGGATCTTCTCAGCCATCGCCCCGTAGACTGTCGTATCGAAGTAACTTACTTCGTCGTCCTTGCCCTGCCCCGCATACCGTCCGACCGCAAGCGAAAACTTGCACACCGCGGTACCCGAATTCGCGTACTTAAGTTCCGCATCCCTGGTGAGACGCCCCACCAGCACCACCACGTTCATGTCGTTCGACATCGAATCCCTCCAATCGTCTGCCTTGCCCCTGCGGAGCGGCTCATTGCGAATCGTCACCATCGCTAAGCTACCCTTCGCCTCGCCTTTGCTGTGCTAGGCGCTGCCGTCCGTGCCATCGCTATGCAATTCCCTGCTTGTCGATCCGTCGCCACCGCCTTCCATTGCTTTGCTTCGCCATCGCAAGGCAAATCCGCTCTCTGCTATTGCCTAGCTTCGCTCTGATCTCCATCTCCTTGCCACCGTAGGTCTTCGCCCTGCAAGCCTATGCCATCACCCATCTATGGACTGCCACCGCTACGCCATCGCAGCGCGCCGCGCACCTAAGCTCGTCCTTCGCTCTGATCTCCATCTCCTTGCCATTGCTGTGCGTTCCATATCCCTTGCTACGCCAACTCGTAACTGAAACGGCCCTTGCCCGAGTTGCGCCATTGGCCGATACCACGGAGCTCCCCGTAATCCAGCCACTCCAACACCGCCGGGACGAGGCTGTCGTCGAGGCATTTGATGGTGATCGAGATGTACGACCCTTCGGGGATCGATTCCGAATGCGCAAGGGCGATGCGTTCGCCCTGTGCCGTCTGGGCCCTCAACGGTCGATGGCACTCCCCCATCGGACCTGAGAGCACGATGGGGATCTTCCTCGGCTCAACGAAGATCAACCCGTCGACCGCTTTCTTGTAGGCCTTCAGGGCAGAGCTCTTGGTACCGGGAACCTTGCGGAGCATCCCGGCGGCATCCTTGAAGAAGCCCTTGATCTGGTAGTCCCAGAAGATGGGCACGGAGTTCCCGTCGACGGTGGTGCGTGGAAAAACCGTCATCCCAGTCTCCCCGACAGCCTCGACAGCCTCGATCTCCTCCTCACGGCTGGGTTCGTCGGGCGCATTGCCAGCTATCTGCGTGGTGCGAAGCGGGTCCGTCGATGCGGTGCCGAGGACCTCCTCCATGAACGTGATCTCGACCCGGATTTCTTTCATAGCTTCCCGATCCTCCTTCAAGTCCCGGCCACCGGAAGTTGCCCGCTGGCGGCCGGGGGCGATCAATGTGTTGCCGTCTTTCCGGCTGCCAATTTAAGACACCCTCGACGAGGGTCTGGGACCGGCGGGAGTCGAACCCGCTGTGGATCTGGCCTTCTTCTCTGGCGATCGGCCTTTCCCCTTCCGGTGCACATCCCTGCACGGCTCGCCACGGTTTTTACGCGCTTTCCGATGCGCCACGGCCCCCTGCCCGCTGGTTCTCTGGAGCTGGCCCAGCGGTAAGCCAGATCCCCTCAGGCCTTTCTCTCAGGCTCCTTGCGCAAATCGATGGCAGCGACCCCGAGCGCATATGCCTGCCATGCGTCGTTCGCGAACCCGTGGAACCAGCCCGGATTGCCCTTCGTTCCTTTTCCCTTGTTGGCCTGCCCGGGGGCGAAACGGTCGACCAAAGCCTGCACGACATTGCCGTCCTTCGCCTTGGGAGTGTTGCATAAGACGAGCTTTACCGTGGTGCGGGGCACATACTCGACGGTGAATCCGTGCGACACGAAATGTTGTTGCAACCGACCGCTCCACCGGATCGTGTCCCTAAGGTCGCGGCCGGCGGGCATGCCGTAATTCTGTGTTTCCTCGATCACTACCAGCACCCTTCCCGGCACTCCGTCGCCCACTTCGAGCTCAAAGAACGACTCGTTGGGGATCTTGCCGTGCTTGAGCGGCCGGTAATTGGAAGAGTTCATCAAGCACACGCCCGAATGGGTCGAACCCGGATCGATCGCAAGGATATATGCGTACATGCTCAACCCTCCAACTCGTACGGGGGTTCGCCCGCATCCGGCGATTCCGTTTCGGGACCGGTCGTCTCCGGCTGGGTCGGCTCGGATGCCGTGGCGGTGGATTCTTCCGGTATCGGAGAAACCTTGCCGGAAGGATCCTCTTCGGCAGCCTTGGCCTTTTTGAGCTTGGCCTTGATGGCGGCCGTGGTGGACTGCGCTTCGGGTTTCTGCTCAGCCTTTGGTTCCGCAGGTACCGGTGTGACGTTGATGGGAGCGACTGGAGTTTGGGCGGACATGTCGATGGCTTCCTCGTACGTCCACAGCCCCATGAGCACGTCGGCGAAACCGTCGCGGATCGCCCAGCCTTTGGCCCTCCACAACAGCATCCGTTCCGGATACTGCTTCCACGTGCCCTTGTCCCACAGGCCGGCCCGTTTAGCTTGCTCGATGGAGAACGTGCGGTAGATCGTGCGGTTGCGCCTGACGATCTTGCAGTATGCGGTCCCGTCGTCGAGATAGCCATCGTCGTACTCTTGGGTTTCGGGATGCGCCATGACGATCGCCGTGAGCGCATCGCCGTAGACGCTCGGCTTGTTGTTGACGACTGCGATGTTCTGCACCGCCAGCAATGGGTTCATCCCCAGTTGGGCACCGTGCGCCATCGCGAGGTACACGTCAGCCGGTTTGTTGCGGTACGCCGGGGGGCAGAACTGGCTCTGGCAGAAGCTCTCAGCCAGTTTGTATGCCTCGGCCTTGTTGGCCGGAAGGAAGATGTCCGCCAGGGCCCTGCTCTTGGGCGCCTGCATGATCTCGGTCGTTTGGTTCATCTGTTGGTTCATCTGAATACCCTCGTTTTGACGATATAGCGTTCGGCCTCAGGCATTTTCTTAGCCAAGGCCTTGTCGAACGACTGCACCAAACACTCTTGGTACAGGTCCGGAAAATCCATTTGAAAACCTTCGGCATCGAACCCTGCGGTCTTCTGCTCTTTCCATGTGCGCAGCTTCTTGCCGTCGGGGCCGAGCAGGATCGAGGCCTCGCCCATGTAGGACTTGATCTTCAGTTCCACGTCCTCGATTTTCTTCTCGAGCTCGTCGGCTTGTACGGTCATTCGCTTGAGCTCTTCGTTCCAAGCGATAACGTCGTCAGACGCATACACCTCGGATCCGTCCTTGGCCTTCCAGCGCACCTGTGCGTCCGCATAGTTCACCGGGTCTGGCAGTTCACCCCGCTGGATCATCGCCCAGAATGCGAGCTCGGCCTCGAGGATCATCGCCTGCAGCTCGGCGTCCGGCTCGACGTGGTAGATCCTGTAGTCTTGGCCTCCGATCAGCACGGCGATGTCGCAGTAGTTGCGGACCTCGTCGAACATCATGTAGTGCTGCACTTGCAGCAGGTACATCTCGGGGACTTTATCGGTCCCGGCCGGACCCCACAGGTCGGCCATGCGCAGTCCTGCCGTCTTGCATTCAAGGACGGCCCTCTCGCCGACGATGCGCCTGTCGATGTGGGCCATGATCTCCGGGTGGTCCTTGAGCCTGAGCGTTTTGTTCAGGCGCTGGACCTTCTTGTCGGTCTCGAACATATACTGTCGGGCCACCACCCTTTCAAGCAAGTTACCCCAGCGAGTCGCGTCATTCCCTTGGAACCCCTTTTCGAACCCAAGCTTTTCCCTTGCAAGTTGCAAGGGTGTTTTGAATGGGCTGTACCCCATGATCGGCGCAGCATCAGAGCCGCCGATCCCCGAATTCCTCAAGTCCTGTGTCTGTTCCATGTACCCCCCTTGACGGATATGTTTGCTCGGGTTAGGATTACGGGTGTCATTTTCGTATTCTCCTTTCCCGCTTCAGTGGCGTCCTTCTTGCCGGAAGGCGCCATTCTTTTTGGCTCCAGAGAGCCGCTCGTCCGGTTCAGGCCCAAGCTGTGGCCGTTTCGCGGGTCTCCAGGTGGCCAGCCTGCCAATGGGGGTCGATGCAACCCCGCCCGACTTGTCCAGATAGGTGTGACGAAGGTTTGTTGTGATACGCCACCCATACGGGCCGGCGTTTGATTCCGGACGACTCTCCGGAAGAGTGTGTCAGCGGCAGAAACCCTTATCGGAAAGATCAGAGTGCCTCTCGGGCACTTACGTTTACCTTGTGTCGGTCGATGAAAGCGTCCAGGTCTTCCTTCCTGAACCTCACGGCCTTTTCGAACTTCACGTACGGCACCTTGTTGAGCANNAGGGTGTGTAGCGCAGGTATTCGGCTGCCTCAGTTGTCGTCATAAGCGCCATGTGGTACCTCCGAGAATTATTGTCAAAGCCTCTCCCGCCCGTGGTATGATTGATATGCCAACACCAAACAGCCACATGGCGGAGGAGGCCGAGATGCCAGAGAACATGAATGGAATGCCGTGTTTCGATGATGCTACGCATACACCGATGGGATGTCCTTTTTGCAACCAGCCACTGAAATTCGATATGTTTCCAGATGAAGCGGTTCCGACGACAATCAAAGGCTTGTGCATCACCGGGACCCTTCTGTTTTGCTCGAATCCTCAGTGCGGGAAGTTGCTGGGGATAACGGAGAGCAAGATATCTGAACGTTAGGCCTGCCCGGTTCCGCATACTCGAACACCATGTGGATCCTGTTGACGCGCAACCCGATCGAGGCGAACGAATCGATGATCCCTTTGTAGACGGACTCCCCTTCATCCGTTGTGTTCAACAAGAACTCGAGATACTGGCCAGCGCTGGGGATGAGCACGTCTCCGGCGTAAATCTTGAACCCGCTGGGCTTGAGCGCTTCATTGAGCCCCGCGTATCTCTGTGCCATCAGGTCTGCGTATTTCATTCACTCCTCCTTGGGCAAA